CGTAGTATCAAATACAATGAAAGCGGAATAATCTTTTTCTACACCTCTTGCAACGTCAACGGTTATAACATAATTATGTTTCTCTATTGGATGTGCATAAATTTCTCCACCATTCTTGGCGGTATTGATTGGTTCATCATATACCATTGACTTAAGCTTTGATGGAGCAATCAAAGTATCAACAGATCCTAAGAACTCGCATTCAAACTCAACTCGGAACTGAGCTTCTGATGTGTTCTTAATTGTCTGTTCTTTCCAAGCGTCATCACGACCAGGAACTTCTGACCAGTGAACCTCAGTATTTACATATTCATTTCTACCAAGTTCCGAGTCATGCCACAATCGATAGAAATGATTCATACCCTTGGGGGTAGAAACGATAATTACCTTTGTAGATTTACCAGATGAAATGGTAGGATATACAGAACTAAAAAACTCATCTGCAATATGATTTGGGATGAATGCAAATTCGTCCAAGAAAATAATGTTGAACGACATACCACGAACAGCAGATGCAGATGTCGATGCAGCGATAATCTTTGACTTATTCTCTAGTTCCATGGAACCTTTGTTCCAAGCAACGATACCCTGTTGCATCCAATGAGGTAGTGCCTCATATGCAGTCTGGAGTCTACCTAATAGTTCTCTGGCAGTTGCAGCTTTGTTTGCAAGTATACCAATAGTAACGCTATCGTTGAATAGTGCGTAATGGAGGAGATACGAAACAACAGTTGTTGACTTTCCTGACTGTCGAGGCATCTTACAGATGTTAAATCTGTTCTCATGGAAATTTCTGACAAGCTTTTCCTGAAAATCATACATCTTGAAAGGAACCAAACCTTCATCAAGACTGATGATTTTTACATAATTAACTGCAAAATATAATGGATCTTCTTTACATCTCAAATACTCTTGAACCTGTTCTTGAGTCCACTGAATAGCAACGTTGGACTTTTTTAGATTAGGATTACCAAGATATATATTATCACTCATAACTAACTCAGGGGTTTACCATAAAAAGGGGTTCACTGGGGTTCTTAACTGCAGGATAGAAGTAAATTACCTTCGCTCCAGGATATACTTTCTCTACTTCTGCCTGGACATCTTTCTTCATTGGTCTTCCTCTCTGTGGGAAGAACATTTGAATCGTTCTGGTAGATCCTCTGAAGACTAGAGAGATCGCATAATAGTTTCCATACTGAGCAATTCTTTCCACACCTTCACCTAGAAATTTTTGAAATGATTTCATGTCCCAGAGGCATCGATATACTTATTTAGATTGATTGTCCTTAGATGCCTGTTTTAACATTTTTTGTAGATCGGCTGTACTTCCCACAAATAAAGCATTGTTAGTGACATTAGTTGGACCTTTCTTTGATTCCTCATTAACATCTTTTAATTTCTTCTGCAGATCCATCAACTTATCTGTAGTATCTGCAACGTTCTTAATTAATTGTCCAGCAACTTCATATGCTCTTGGGGAATCTGACTGTTGAGATAACTCAAGAATTCCATCAATTGCTTCCTGTCCTTTCTCAATCAAAGAATACAAGTGACCTCTTGTATATTCATAGTCTCGGTCAATATCTGGTTTTTGTTCCCTTACAGGCTTCTTTTTGACTACAGGTTTCTCCTCAGGCAATACTTCCGAAGGAGTAATGTCTAGGGATTCGTCAATACTATCAAAGTTCTTACTCATAAGTCGGAATCTCTACTCTGACTGATACTATAGATTTGTCCATCTTGATATTCGGTTCTGGTTTCGCCAAATCCAAAATCATCATCGTCTAGATTTGCTTCAACATATGCATCATCTTGTACTGTAATTGCATTAATAGGAATATCAATGTCATGTGGAACAGCTACCGTTCCATATTCTCCTCTTTCAACATGAAGTCTTTGACCACTCTTAGATTTAATTCTCATAACTTCATCATCAATTTGAATATAACTATTGACGACAAATGGAGCTGTATCGGAGACAGTAAATGCCGTTACAATCTCATCAAAGACTTCTGATGTTCTTGCAGTATCATCCTTATCATAGTCTTTGATAGCAACAGGAACCGCAGTATATCTGAGTTGTCTATTTGGAGTCTTGAGATTTTCAGTTCCTTGCATGTAATCGACCTGAACTTTTTTGATAAGTCCATCCGTAGTAGGATTGATAGGTCCGTAGAGATATGCCTTGCAAGTGAAGTTTAATGTATAGATAAGAGCTCTCCTGGTTAAAAAATCTCCTTCATAATTATCATCCATTTGAATCCCTTCTAATGTAATTGGAATATCCCTAGCTTCTCCAATTACATCAGTTAGATTTACTGTTAGATTGAATGATGGTTGAAAATATGGTAAGATCTGTTCTAAGATCTGTAGAGCATCCTCATTAAGCTTGGTAAGGATACTCAACTGCATATTAATATTATAAGGGACAGGCATATATCCCTTGATCAGTTTGTTAGTTTCTTTATTGACTGCCTTGAATGTTTGCATAGTAGAAACTTTTCTACTAGCATCATATGTCACCCCAATCATCTCGAATGACATTCTTGGCAATGTCAATGCACCAGCAGGTTTGCCAGGAGATCTTAAGTCTCTACTTTGTTCCAATCTTGCCAGGAACTTCTGTGTTGGTCCGTAAGAAATGGGAACATTAATGACACTGAAAGTCTTGTCATTTTTATCTTGATGCTTGATCTCGATCCCATTAAAAAGGGTTCCGAAGGAGATAATTACCTTCCTGATTATTTCGTGATAAAAATGAGAGCTTAACATAATACAGTATTTTTAACTATTTAGACTTCTCCAAAAGGATTCTTTTCGGTAAAATCAATGATCTTGTCCGCTTCAAATTCAATGTCTTCATTTGAAGCATAGTCAGTATTTTCAAAGGATTCTTTGACAACTGCAACCGTGTAACTTGCAGCTGCACCAACAATAGACTCACCATATGCAAAGTTACCTGTTGCATTTCCAAGTTTCAGAATTCTGTTACCAGCATCCCAAGAAGCAACAATTGCACTAGTACCACTAGAAACTCCTCTTACAGACTCACCAATTACAAAATCACCAAAGACTGGGTTTGTAACTTCTTCGATATCCACCACTGGAGTAACCGCAGTGTACCCAGTTCCTGCATTTGAGAATCTGATCTTAGCAATACTGGAAGACGTGCTAACAACCGATTCTGCTTGTGCATTTTTAATCAAGTCTGTCTTATCAATAGACTGAGGAATAAACACTGAAGTGATTCCTACAGTTGGTTTGAAGTTATATCCAAATCCAGCAGTATTAATTCCAACTGGTCCAAGTACACCAGTTGATACTATAGCAGTAGCAATGGCTACTGATGTTGGTTTACCACCTCTAAAAGTGACAGATGGTGGAGTTGTATATCCAGTTCCTGGGTTGTTTAGTAAAATTCTATCAATCGACTTATTAGGAACTCCAGTTCTACTAGTCATGATAGCAACCGCCGTTGCCTGTTGACCAAGATCTGGTTGTTCAATAGTCATTAGTGGATCAGAAATATATCCACTACCACCATAAACAATTTGTAGACCAGATACTTCTCTATCGGCATTAAGAGAAGCATATACTTCTGGATATTCATTATTCAAGTTCTCAACGAACTGAGATGTCTTAGACGTTGGTGTATCTATTTCTTGTTCTGAGGTTGTGGTTGGAACAAGAGATTCACTAGCAGTTCTGAAAGAAGTGTCTCCAGTGAGATTAAGAGTTACATGATCGAGATATCCAATATATCCATCTCTGATTGTGTTTAGTTTGCCTAGACCAGAAGCATCAGCACCATAGTGTAGTTGATTGTTCGCAAAGAACATGATTGGGTCTGCATTACTATATTCGGATCCAGGATTACCATTTACACAAAGTTTGGCATTAGAACCATGCTGTTCAATTCTAATAAAGTTCCATGCATTCAATGTAAGTGGATTTGGATTTTCAATGGCAGTAGATCCAGAAGCAAAAACTACAGTTCCAGAATCTCTATGATATAGTTTGATTCTATCAGACCACAAAATAACTCCACCATAACTTGGATTTGGAGTAAACGTTGTTGGATAGAACCACATACTAAAGGACAACCTTCCATCCTCAGTATCTCTAGAGTCAATGTTTGTTGGGAACTCAAACCTTGATTGTTCCGTATCCTGAGCGTTGTCATGATAAAGGGAGTTATTTCCAAACTTTGTTTGTGTTGCTACTGTTCTATTTGGTGGTGTGAAAGTTACTTGTGGAATCTGAATATAATTTGTTCCACCAAAGTTAATACTTAAATCTTTTACACGTCCATTGACTGCTGTAGCAATACCAGTTGCTTGTTTACCTCTAGTTGGTTTTGAAATGTATACTGTTGGAGTTCCTTTATAGTTACCATCATCAAACAATTGTACGTATTGTACTGACTTTGTACCGAAAATAGTAGAAGCAAGAGATACGGATGCAGTTGCATTGGAATAAGTATCTTTAGCCAATTGCAATGTCACTAGTTGACCACCACCCATGCCGATGGGCTCCATAACCTCATCACCATTTACACCAGCAAGAGTATCTGGGAGATCGATGACCTCATCTTCATACTCAAAGATCTCACATCTCAATTCATACATATAGAGATCATTGAGTTGGTAGAAAGGAACTTTTGTCTCTACAAACTTAATCTCAAATAATGCATTATCTAGAGGAAGATAGATTAGATCTCCTTCCTGAGGTCTAGTAGCAACTTTAATCTCATCCTCTGGCCACAACTTCAATAAAGGAGAAATGAAATCATCATACCTCTCCTTTGAAATAACTAATTGAATTTCATCTTGTGATCTAACACCAAACTTTGTTAGAATTTCGGAAGGACTTCCAAATCCATCAAAGTTTACTAAGTATGCTTCGAGTCGAAAACTATCATCAAATCTAGATGCAGTTATTTCTTTAATAACTGTTTGTTCATTAACAATCCTCCGAGGCATATACAAAACGTCCTGACCGAACATTTTCAAATGCTCGTTAACCAAGTCCTGAACTAGTCTTTGTTCGCTTGGTGAACCGTGGAGAAAAAATGGATTTAAGGGCATTATCCTATCATGTCTAGAGGTGGCATGGCATATTCGGTCATCAGTCTCTGTTCGTGATCCTCAATTTCTCTTTGAGCATCATCAAACAGTTGTCTACCGTTCATCTCAAGTCCGCCAGGAAGTTTAACGCCTTGGAACTTGATGAGGTTCTGACCCCACTGTCTCTTGATTAAAGACGTTGTGTATCTCTTGACCCATGGGTCATTGTATACGGCAGTCTCACTTTCTGGATCTACAATCCTATAACAATCTAAGAGTAAGTAGTGATTGCTTTGTAGATCATTTAGAGTAATATCTAGATAAAGTCTATTGTTTTTCTTATTAAATCTTACCTGTGCATCTGGGTTGATTAGATAATCAAGACTTTCTAAGTATGACTTGACCATCGCATAGTTCAATAAATCAACCGCTCCATAGTAGTATAAATCATTAAGGAAGAGTTGATATTTAATATTGAACAATCCATCGGACACCGAGGAAGAGTCGATCTTAAATACCTTATTGACTCCAATGACAGATTCTGGAAGAGGAAGATAGTTCGCACCTTCCTCGTATTCCATCATAGAAACACCACCGTGGCTACTTGTACCTGTAGTTGTACTAGCAATTCCCACTAATGTTTGTTTTTCTGTCTCTAGAAGTTTATGCTTAAGAAATACTCGATCTATTCCCTCTCCATGTCTTTCATGGTATAATTGGATTGCATCGTCAATCAGATCTTCGATTTGATCATCATCGACGTTGACTTCTAATACTGGCTTTCCGAGTTTCCTGAGGCAATATTGCTTCAACTCTTCTCTGCTGGAGGGCTTAGCCATTCCTAATAATAATAGGGTTCTCAACATATTTATGTCTCATGGAAAAGTACTTTATAGATGAATCAGAAGTCTTTGCAGTCAATGAAGATTTGGAAGGCAGAGTAGAATTAATGGGTTGGGAAAAAAAGCCCATTGTGTATATTGATAATTTTTACAAGAACCCCGACATGGTTAGGGATCTTACTCTAAAAATTCCTCCAACCTTTAACAGGAGAATTTGTGGTGGACTGCCTGGAGGACGAGTTAGTGTTAACTTCGACCTAACTCACCTAGCACCAATATGGATGGATATTGCTAAAGAAGTTTATGGATTAAAAAAATCCGAAGAACCTAGATTCCAAGTTGCATGTGAGCAACTAGCTTTCTCCGTAAATGTTACTGGAGATGAACAATGTCAAATTCCACACATCGATTATCCCATGGAATTGACCGATCTTGCTAGGGGTTGGGCAGGAGTACTTTATTTAAATACACCAGAAGAATGTCATGGAGGAACAGGATTCTACACATATAAAGGAATGAGTTGTGTTGATGTAGAACAATCAGGTATTTGGAAAGAAGAAACTGTAAGAGATAGTGTTGGTCCTTGGGAGCTAGTTCATTTAGCAGAAATGAAGTATAATAGATTAATCTTCTATCCAGATGATTTTCTTCATACGGTATATCAACATCCAGGTCACTTCAAGTCCAATGATAAAAATGATGACAAACCCTACAGGTTAGCTCAGTCTCTATTTTTACCAATTCCACTTTACAGTCAAAACGAAGCCGTAGAAAATATTAAAAAAGCATTGAAAAGCGACACATGATCTTACTTACGGGATATAAGGGATTCATTGGATCTCACTTCCTAAAATACCTAGAGAATGAAGCAGAACGTGACGTTATCGGTATTGATATGGATAATGCATGGGATTTCATGGCTAAATTCAATGGTTGGGAAAATGTAGAACTAATCATTCATAATGGAGCAATCTCAGCCACTACAGAAAAAAACTGGATG